TATCGAGGTCTTCGACCTGACCGCTAACAGCTTCTACCGCTTCACCAACAGCTTGTATTTCAGTAGAAAGGTTAGCTTCGGTAGTACCAAGTTGTTCAAGAATCTCAGTTTTAGTAGTACCTAGATCAGTAGCTAAACCCGATAGAACCTGATCTACAGCCTCTGCACGACTAGCACCTTCTGCTACTAGAGCATCTATCTCTGCGTATAACCCCGTAGACTCCGATACTACATTACCTTCATCATCGAGTTCAGCAGGTTGACCTAACTGACCGCTAACAGCTTCTACCGCTTCACCAACAGCAGCTACATCTCCACTGAGTGTGTCGAGGTCAGTAGCTACACTCTCTACAATGTCATTTACTTCCTCTATATCCAACCCTAGCGCACCAAGACTTTCTTCTAAGTCTTCATTAATATTGTCACGCAGTGCATCAAGATCGTCAGTGGTGGCTACGTCTTCTAAGGTAGTTTCGATACCCTCTAAAATACCCTCTACGTCTTCCACGGCAATACCCAAAGCATCTAGTTCTTCGCTTAGTGTAGAGAGGATGGCTTCTTTCTGTTCTTCTAACTCGTCTGGAAAACTACCGTAAAAACCTTCTGCGGCTTCGGAATCTGTAGCGCCCGGTTCTACATCGTAAGGACTTGCTGTTGTAGGCGTTTCTTCATCGTTTTCGTCAGGCTCTTTGTTTATAGGTATTCCGTTATCGTCTACAGGATTACCAGCAGCATCAGTCTGCGCGTCGATTACACCATCACCGTCGCTATCTTTTATATCAAAAGGGTTTGGGTCTCCTTCTGCCCAACCAGCAGGGGTATATACTGCTAGTCCTGTAGTAGGATCAGTACCTCCCTCCAAGGCAACTGCACGAACAACGTTACCTGCTTCGTCAAAAACACGAAGTACGTTATCTTTCATCTCCCCAATTTTAGTGCCAGTCTCGGTTATTACGTTACCGACTCTATCTATGACTAGATTAGCCATATCAACAGGTGTGCCGCCTTGGTATACACCAGCTTGATCGAATATGGGTATGATTATTTCTGGTCCGCTAACGGGTATAGGCACAGGAAAACGAACGCCAGCAAATACGGGATTAGCAGCGTTGGGTGCATGATTTATAGATATAATGCTACCGCTCTGCCGTTTTATCCATTCCGTCATTTCCTGTTCGTAGTTTGGACTAGATGGTGATGGAGGCAGTATAAGATCCATCTGCTCTTTGAGTATTTCTTCTATAGATTTAGAGCCACCACCTCTTTTGGTGCCAAACAATACGTCTAGTACACTTTGAGCTAATCCACCTAGAGATTCCGCAAGGCTCTTTTCAACATTCTCTTCTACATACGTACCGAAGTCAGCTTCTGCTACCTCACCGGCAGACTCTATCATCTGCTCGGCCTCTTCATCTGTTAGCTCTTGACCAGTAACTTCTTTGTATATGTCTTTCGCTTCTTGAACATTAAGTACACTATTATCATATTCTGTTATTGTTTCAGCAGGTATACCAAAAGCTGACCCAAACTCTATATTAGATATAGTATCGTTATCACCAAAAGTACCCTCAAAAAATTCAACTAGCGAGGGGGCATAGTCGGAAAGAAAACCTAATTCACTTAAAAAACCAGTTCGCAAGGGGTTATCGATATCATCAGAACCAGCTCTAAGCTGGTCAATTACTTGTCGCATACCTACTTCAACTAGGTTGCGTTCCATACCTTCAAGCCCTAAAACAAACGCAGTGGTTGTTTCTCTTACATCCTTGGCGACGTTGTAGTCTTGGAAATACTCCCCCAAAGCCCGCATGAAATTTTCAGCGTTGCGGTTGGGGTTACCTTGGGGGTCGGACGTAGGTGCGGACGTAGGGTCGGACGTAGGTGCGGGAGTAGGTGCGGGTGGCCCCATTGGTAAACCTTCCGCTTCAAAATTAGGGACTATCGGTATGTTAGGGTCGTAAAATTCGCTCATATCAGTCTGCTATTAGCACCCCCTGAAATGATGCGCCGATCTGGTTATTTGTATTGCTGGTTACAGCACGGCATTCCATGTCTGTCTTTTCAGACAACGCTAAAGGGAACTCAAAGTCAATCACTAGCTCGTTGCTTTGCAGCACGTTAATAAACTTTGTCCTAAATACGTTTGACCCAAAGTCTCTCGTATCCAACTTGACCGTAGCGTAGTTGTTAGCCTGTGATATGGCAGCGGTGAAGACTAAATCATCGAGATAAAGCGTATGCCCAGCAGGGACGGTATATACCGCCATCTGCGTTTGATTGCCGTCTGTAATACTTGCGTAGGTAGTGCCTGTTGGAACTCCAGAAGTAACGCCACTACTAGCGATATAAAGCGTACCGGCAGCAGTGCCCCCTGTTCCAGCCGTAGCAACAAATGCACGATTGATACGCAACCAACCAGAAGCATCACCAATCTGTACCTGAGTCTGGCCGTTCATACTGACAGTAACAGTTTGGGCAGCGTAGTTCTCGTCTAACCCCTCGACGGTTACGGTTTTAGCTCCGGTACCACCACTTGCATCTGCTGTACTAGAACTACTGATAAACGCGGTGAAGGCCGCTGTAGGCCACGTCACATTACCACCCTGCGACCAAACTGTTTCTTCTGTACCGTTAATGTCGGGGTTGTACCCAAACTTATACAACGAACTAGCCCCAGCTATCTGACCTTTCGATACTTGTAATTCGTACGGTTCTTGGACTGCCATAGCGTTTCTCAGCGCGTTGTCTAGCTGGTTAAAGTATATCCGAAGTACATTATTAAACTGCTCAAATGACTCCTGATCGTATACCTGTGGGGCATAGGGCAGTGCTGGGGCACGGAACGGAACGTCATATCTGGTATTGTCTCCAGCCATTAGCGTCGTCCATCAGGCCGCATATCCAACCTAGGTGAGCCTAACTGCCATGTTACACCCGATTCGGTAGACTCGATTTTCATCACCATCTGCCGTCCACGAACTCGCGTATTGAGCTGCCCGGTAAACTTCTCTATAGGTAACACAGCAGATCGCGTAATCGTACCATCATTTGACCCACCTACCGAGGCAGGGGAGTTGTATCCAGAGCCAGAGTTCTGCATAGGCAATAGCGTCATAACGGCGCTCGGGTTAGCGGCTATAGATCCGTCAAACGTGATATCAGGAAGTACACGCCAGATAAAGTTGAATTGATGTCCGTCATCTAGATCGAACTCAGCAGTAGTGGCATACGCGTGTATTGGCGTACTGTCCCCTAGCTCATTATTATCGACGCCTTCTTCCTGATTCACGAGATTGTTATTGTAAGTCGCAGCCAACGGAAAGTCTCGTAATCCCGAATCTAACCATGCGGTGCGATCCATTGTGCCGTAATACCAAATGTTATCCAGATAGTTATACACAACATATCTATCTGCTGTGCTAGATTCTGTAGAGCAATAGAACCACCAAATTTCATGGTATGCCTCTACAGTGCCCGAAAACACTTGGCGATACTGGGCAGTATTAAAGTCGTTAAAGACGAACTTGCGTAGGTTACAAGGCAGTGGTTGGGTACGACCATCGTACTTATAGAACTTATCCACACCCATCCAGTAGGCCACACCATTGGCGTACGCTACCGCATTCTGAGAGGCTATGGAGATGTTTTCACCGACAAGCTGCGCTCCCCATACTACTGGGGCACCAACGTACTGAAGGGCATACAAGGCCGAATCTGACCATACTAGGACTTCCTGACGAGCCTGTTTAGCCGCTACGATCTCAGCGCCCCTAGATAGCTGTAGGCTACCTGCTTGGTTCGTTGCCGCAGGAGTCCACTGGGTAGAGTCTTCTTGGTCTGACCAACGGATCAACATCGGGTTTTTAGTGGCACTAGCCAGTGCATTACAACCGAAACAAAACACAAACCGGCTGATATCTGACACCAAAATAACGTCTTGTACGGTCGGTACGTTGGCTGTAGCGGGTGATACGGACGAAAGTAATACCCCCCTAGAGGTAAGCCCTGACGTAGCATCCCAGTAGTATATAGGCCCACCACGCGGCCCAAACAACAGATCTTCACCAAAATTAGCCTGTGACCAGAGGCGTATTTGCGTGTCAGACGTACCACCAGTGCCCCATGTACCAGCACCCCAAGACCCTGCTCCCCACCCTGTTAGTGGCACTACATAAGCCGATCCGGTATTGATTTGGTATGCAGCAGAGACGGTACCGCCTCCAGTTGCCGTAGAAGTGGCGTTGCTGGAAGCTGTTATGAGGTAGGTATTTGTCGCAGTGGTATCTACGGTAAGCTGAAATTCACCGTTTAGGGTAAGCCCACCAACAGCAGAAGCACCTGAAAAAGTGACAAAATCACCGGATACATAGCCCCCATTAGCGTCTACAACACTAACCGTGGGAGAGCCATTAGTAGTGGTAAACGGGTTAGTGAGGCTTACAGTGCTACGTAAAGGTGTTATGTCGTTATAAGCACCACCATTCTCAAGGTAGAACTTGAGGTTAGTACCGACACCAATGAGGTTTTGACTACCTAGCGTTACCCAGTTCCATAAGGATCGACAGACACCAAGAAAGGTAGCATCCGATATACGCTGCCACCCACCAATCTTTTCCGGTGTACCTTGCCGAAAGCG